CACCTTTCATATCACCTTTGTTAAACTGATCAATATCAGTAGGTGTTAGTAACATACCTAAACTATCAACTACAAACAATACTTTAGGACGATCTTCTTCATCCATTGTTTTATAGTCTGCGATAAATGTTGACAGTGTTTTAGCAACATCATCAATCATTGACATATTAAGTTTAAGTAGTTTGTCTTCTGAAGTGTCTACGTCTAGTGCGTGTAGCCAACTTTCATCAAGTGCATTCTCTGAGTCAATTAGTACTACAAAGATACCTTGATCCTGTGCTGCCTTTACAATGTTACCTGAACAGATATAAGATTTACCTGCGCCGGATTCTCCTGCAAATACAGTTACCTTACCAAGCGGAACACCTTTGTGAAAGTCGCCACTAATAAGATAGTTTAGTGCAAAGTTACCTGTGCTGATCCAGTCTTTAGGATCGTTGAATCCACTACTCATGCCTGAGATGGATTTTGTTAAGTCCTTACGGAACTTAGTCGGATCGAATGATTTATTCGCCATATTATTCTCCTATCTAAAAAGTTGGGCAACTAAAAAGGGTTGCTCTTTAGCAAAGCAACCCTTTTAGCTTGCTCTTATTGTCCTTGACGTGCTCTAATCATTGCTAGAATATCGTCTGCGCCCGCGCCTACTGCTTTGGCCTGATCTACTGTCGGAGCTGCTTCTGCTACTGGTGCTGCCGCTGGAGCCGCTTCTGGAGCCGCTACTGGTGCCGCTACTGGTGCCGCCGGTGCTGGTGTGGATGCTTTTACAGGATCACCTGTACGCTGTGCCATACCTGCTGGACGGAAGTAATTACTCCAACGTTCTGCATCATATGCTTCACCGTCTACTGACGCTTCAAACATTTCTTGCATAACCTTTAGTTCTACATCACCTGGCTTTTTAGGAAGGAAGTCACTTAAATTAAACAGCCCGTGTGTATTAACTGCATTCATTTCAGTGTCACCTAGTGGACGATCTCTACGTGCCCAATTAGATGTTGAATAGTCTGCATAACCGCCTTTACTTGTTTTGTTAAGACGGAAGTCTACACCAGCAGTATAATCTGTTGGTAACTCTTCCATATCCGGATCCATAAGCGCCTGCTTAATGATTTGGAAGATTTGTGGACCAATAATAAATCTACGGATTGGATTCTCCGGAGTTTGATCATCGGATAGCGGGTTATCAGTTACAAACCCTTGGAAGATATAAGAACGTTTCTTCCAATACTTGCGACCCATATCTTCAAGACTTGGATCTTTAAACCAGCCACGTACTTCGTTTAGAATGTTACATGTTTCGCCGTACATTTCCATACACGGAATTTGTACTTGTACTGGACGTGAGTCTGTCTCACCTTTAATACCTGCAAATGGAAGTTTAATTACTAAACGTTCTTTCCAAAAGAAAGTATTATCGCCATCGCCATCTGGAAGGAAACGTAGAACCGAGTTCTCGCCTTCTTTCATATTCCAAAATGGGTAAATGCCGTTATCACCGCCTGACTGACGGTTGTTGTTGTTACCTGCTTCTTGCTCTTTGAGCTTTGCACGGATTTCTGCTAATGATGCCATAGTTATGCCTCCTAATTGTTATGCCTATGTGCAGTAGCTATATTGCTACTAGTGCCTATTTTGTATATAGCACAGTTGTTATTATACACTCTGCTATTTACGTTGTCAAGTCTTTTTTTAAAGAAAAAGAAATAAAACTTATAACAGGACTATTACAGCCCTGATAATCTACGTATATCGCCTAGTTCTTCGTCTTGTTGTATCGTTGGTTCCATTTCAGTATCTCTGTAGCCCATTACTTCTGCTACTTTGTTATTGATCATTTCAATAAATTGTTTAGCAGGTGTAATAAATTTCTCGCCGTAGTCTTTCTCTACCATTGTTAGTACTGCTGTTTCACCTTTTGGAAACTGTCCGTTTTCTCTATCAAAGTAACTTAGTATGAACTCGCCTAATGGTGTCTTTTCGTCCTTTTCAAGTGTAATCTCGTCACCGTCTGGACCGTCAATTTTGTCACCTTTTTTCTTGCCGTTCATTTTAGCTTTTGCTACAGCACCTGAATATGCATTACCTTCGCCTTGTGCTTGTTGTTGCTTTGCCCAAAGTTCGTTTGCATGATCTTGACACTGTTGCATCATGTCTTCTGGATCTTGCATGTCAGTATCCATATCAACATCATGGCCTAATTTGCTACTTGGATTGGTACCATGTGCATGTACTCTAATTGACTTAGGATGCACAACTGGCTTACCGTTAACTATTGTTGCTGTGTACTCTATATCTGCTCCGTCTTCTTCACCGTCGTCACCTGTAGCATAACCTTGAAACTCTCCATCAAAATGTTCAGGATCAAAGTCTTCGGCATGCATTGCTGCCATATGCTTCTTGTACTTTGCAGTACCTTTTTTGTGCGGGCTGTTACCTTCACCAAACTGTCCCATCATTTCTTCAAATGCATCTTCAATAGCTTGTTCATCTGTTGTACCCGAACGTGTAGTCCACCCACTGTTTAATTCTTTACCAATGCGTTCTACTTCTACATCCATATCACCGGCTTGCATATTCTTTTTACGAATTTCATTATACAAACAAACTCTTGGATCATTTAAACAACCTTGTTCTAGTCTGCTGATCATTGTTTTGTCCATGCCGTTGCTTGACAATACCGTTCTTAATATATGTAAGTCTTGATCATACTGTTTCATATTGTCAGCACGACCTTGTTTAAAGTCAGCAATCTTACCTTTAGCCCAATCAATAGGACCTTCTTCTAATTCTTCTAATGTTACGTCTTGTGCTTTTGTTGCTTCACTTACAAGATTATAAATGTATGGAAAAACATCTTGTAATTCTTCGTTAAACTGTTTGATAGTAAGTTGATCAATCCAATTTTCTGCAACATCACTTGGTACATCTTCTAGTACAGGTGTTTCAAAGCCGTCAACTGCTTCTTTATAATAACCTGGTTTTTGTAAATTTGAAATTTCTTTTTTAATTGCTACTGCACGTTCTTTAACAATGTCTACATATCCAGCTAGACTTTCTGCCATTACACTTGAACGGCCCATATAAGTTTTAAACTTACGTAACTTGTTTAGTTCTTCTGACAAACCTACAATATGTTTACCAAAGTCATCATAAGGATAACCGCCTTCTGCAACATGTGTTGCCATTGCTCTTGCACCGCTTAGGTGTTTGTAAGGATATTTAAACTTTTCACCCTCTGCATTTTCAATATAAATTTTGCCAATCTTTTGACTTCTGGCTCTGCTATTCTCTTCTACGCTAATTGGCGTAGAATGTTTTATAGATAATTTTGCGTTTCCAAATTTTTGAAAACTTGTTTTATCTGTTCCATACATTGTTGACTCTGTCATCTGTTCTTCCTCAGTGCGGTTTGACGCTAAAAAGTTGTAATCTCTGCGATCTAAGTTTGATTTTGTAATATTTCTAGTATCAAAATTTAACATTCTTTTCTTGCTGAATACTCTAAGCTCTTTAAGAAAATTATACCAATTGTCTCTAGTCATTGCGTCTTCATTAGCAACAAAATCATTACTATACATAACACTTAAACTAGTATCGTCAATACTAATACTTACTTTACCTAATGCTCTGTTTGACTCTTTGTACTCAAAGTCAAAGAAACGAGCTTCTTCAGGTACATTAGTTATTTTTCCTTCTTCGTCACCAATAGTAACATTCGGAAAACGTCCTCGAACTTTATTAAATAGTTCATCTGCTATGTTGTCAAGATTCTTCATAAAAGTATTTATCAATAATTGCTGCTAACGAAGATTGGCATGGGTGCTTCGTAGTCTTCAATATCCTCTGCTTGATTAAACGAATTGTACACTCTAGGATCCCAGTCTTTTAACACACTCATCATTCTGATAGCAAGTAATGTTGCACTTACTAAATCATCACTCATACCAGATTTTGCTTGATAGCTTGAACCTGTAGCAACAAAGCCTTTAAGTTCAGATACAAACGGTTTGCTGTTGATAATCATTTTATCGTTTTCAATCATAGTCTTTAATCTACTACAAGCAGTTACTTTTGTGCTGTGTGTAGTATTAAATCCTTTGCGGAATTTACGAACGTGTCCCTTGCGGATAGGCTCACTGACGAACAAACCCGGAATGTTCTCTTCTCCGTAGTCGTTTATAACGATAAGGGCAGCCTCGCCTAGTCCATTGTTCTCCACGCTCCAGTAAATTCCTTGCGGGTTTTTAGTTTGCTCTTCTAGATACTTGCATATATCACTTAACACTCTAACTTGTCCGGGTATTGCAGTTTGATTGTGTTGCCATTCAGCAACTTGTTCGTAACTAGGTAATTCAAAAACTTGTATAGCAGCATTATCGCCACCTGTGCCCATACTAGGGTCAAGTGCTACTGCATATGTATATTGGCTGGTTGGTTTTTTATACCAACGTGTTTGCCCCATATTAAGTATAGGGCTTCTGCCGTCCATTGCTGCAAGTTTAATTGAATTAATTAGTGTTTCGTCAAATACTAAGAATTCGCAACCGTATTCACGTCTAAACTTTTCTTCGCCAATACGGCCGATTTCTTCTTCTTTCCACGCTTCGTCTCTATCAGGATGTTCGTGCCACTCGGCAACAAAACTATGAAATCCATTTATTCCAAGCTCTTGTTCATTGCCGTGTGCATCAAACTTTTCTTCTGCTTGTTTCCAAATAGTAGCAAATGTATCTTCGTCACTGTTAGGTGTGCTAGTAATAATAGCACGACCACCTGTTGCTAGTGTAGGAGATATTGATGTCCAAAACTCTTCAGCAATGTTAGGCATAACAAATGCAAACTCGTCACAGTACAGTAACGAAATACTCATACCACGTCCTGTGTTGCCTGTTGTTGTTTGTGCTACAATACGTGAACCATTTTCAAATTCAATCGATTGTTTGTTATAACTTGTAACACCTGCACGTATATGATCAGGACAAGTCTCATACACAAAGCGTATGCGTGACATAATTTCTTGTGCGCCTGTGTATTTGTGTGCAGCAACTAGAATAGTTTGATCTGGTTTAAACATTGCATACCATGCTAGGTAGATACTAGCACAGGTAGTTTTACCTGTTTGTCTAGGCATCATATTAATATTAAA